AAGTCTGCGTTGAGAACGTGTAAAGAGATTCGTATTCAAGACCGACAAAGAACGATGTGGACGAGTAGTCGCCTTCAATCGTGAACTCTGTTGGCGAAAGCGAAGCGTCCTCGGCGTCCGTTGTCAGCGGTAAACGCAATCCATCGGCGGTGTAGACAACTGCTCCAGCTGGATCGTAAGGCATGTTCGTTACAGTCGTCTTCTTGTTAGCGGCACTGTAAGACTTTGTAAGCGAAGAACTTGCAACACGTCTATCAAGATGTATAGCGTAGTTTTTACCTGTGTCTTTATGTCCCGCTTCCATCGCCATCTTTTCGAGGTGACCATCGGTTGTAACGACAAATAAATCGCTGTCTATAAAACCCGCACCCACGATGTCTTTCGCGAACTCAAAACGCATCCAAGCAGATTGTATCTTTTCACGGTTCTGCCAGAAGTAACGATACACATATAAATGCTTTAAGTTGTCTGTAGTAGACGCGACTATAACGTCCTCACTAGGTGTACCTATAAGCTGTCTTAAAGTAGATGGAACATAAGTAGGTACTTGAGAAGTGATTTCAGAAGCGTCAAATATATCTGTATCCTTATCGACGTAGAACTCGTATAGACCTTCGTAGCTATCGCGTGGAAAGCTGAAGTAAACGTAGTTAGTAAGCGCCAGCGGCTTAACGTCGCTTGTCACGTTGTACTCGGTTATAGGCGAGATGTTAACGGTTTTAGCTGTAAGTAAATCTGCTCCTCTTAATACGAACTGTGATTGAGGACTGAACAACACAAGCTTTTCTTGGAAAGGTACAGCGTGTTTAAGTGTCGATACCTTGGTATGAGCAACTCCAACATCGATGGGAGCGCCGTCTAAAAGCGTCAACACAGTCGTTCTGAAGAAGTTAAAATATTCATCAGCTTCGGAAAAGATAACAGAGCCGTCAGTCAACAGTCCAAGTCGATTCTTAAAGAAGAAGATGTCATTGATTGTCTTACCGACAAAGGACGGATTAGGGTTTGTTTCAGCGTCGCCTACAAGTCGATTAGTAAAAGTTGATTCTTGCGCAGAATAATGAACAACAGAACTGCTCGATATAACGTAACCTACACTACTTGCTGACCAAGCTGGCGCTGACTTTATATCTGTTACTGTCTCCCAATAAGTTGATCCACCGCCTGTTCCAGGCTCAGTACCTGACGATGAAGTATGCGCTTGTAACGCTTTATAAACGCTACCACCATGACTGACATAAGATTTAAAAGTAGGAACGATCTGGATCGGTAAAGTCGTGTTATCAAGCGTCGTTTGAACGCCGTACCCAACGTCTTCCACCCAAGTTCCTTCACCGAATGTAGCACCGTCTTTAGTCTCAAACTTAACGTAGTAATCGTCTTGAACGAGTTCCACATCGCCTTTGACCTTTACCCGAAAGTCGTTGTAACACTTGATAGGCAAGTCGGTGATAGCCGATACTTCCTTGTAGACAAGTCCCAAACCTGTGTTGGATAACGAATCGGAAACGGTGATGGTGTCGGTGTCGGATGCAAGGGTTATCTTAACTACTGAACCGTTACTAACCGCCGATACTCCTGTTATGTTTATAGCGGCAACACTAGCTCCGCTTGTAGATCCATTGTTGACCATACTAGCGAGCCTAGTCGCTATGTCTTCGCTACTGTGGTTAGGAGAAAAGTTATGAGTGTCGCCTACGTGTGCTGTTTGTGCTACGCCTGAAGCTGGGTCGACGGTAATCTTGTAATCTGTCTTGTCATTACCTTGCTTAACAAAGACAACAGCTTCGTTTGGTAGCGCGGTTGAAGTCGTACCCGCCATAGCAACAGTCTTACCTGTGTCAGCGACAAAAGTATAATCAGCAACGTTCAACACTCTGAAGTCGCTTAAAGGATTAGTAGCACCGTTTAGGTACGTCTGAGCGGCTGAAGTTATAGTCGTCGTTACAGCCGATCCATCGGTAGTATTAAAGATGTTTAACGAAGTAGTACCGCCAGAATGATTAAACAACATGACGTGCTTATTCGCTACATCTCTGTCAAAAAAGCTGACTAAGGCGTCGTTCTCAAGCGTCGTCCCCAACGCCGCTATATGATCGGTATGAGGACGTTTTGTAAGTCCGTCTACAACGGAGCTAAAAGCGTTTACTTGCTCTTCAGCTTGTCCAGGAAATCTTAAATTGTCAGGCTGTTGCGATACACCTTGGACGAGGTTCGGTACAGAAGTAGTAAGTAACGGCATGTCTATCTATCTACAACACGTAATACATCATAATTGTCAAATATATTACGATCTGCGTTTTCACTGTCGCTATCTATCGCTGTAGCTTTTGAGTTAATCTCATCACGAAGTGTAAAGCTCTCGATCTCAGGAGACCCAAGAAAGCGATTAGCAAACTTACGTGCCGCTCGTATCGTGATGTAGCTTCTAAATTGTTGTGGTAGTTGTTCAAAGGTGAGTTCAAAAGTAATAGAAACGTCTAGGTCTTCGCCAAAGACGTCGGTATGGTTCTTCCTGTCATACAATGTAGTACCACGCTGTACGATGTCTATGTCGTTATACTTGTCGATTGGAACGTCGACTTTAAGCGTGTTAGCGGGAAGATTGATTTTATTAGAGGCGTCTCTTACAAGTGGATACACATGCTCGGTATTGTAATGCCATCCTTCCGATTGGACTTCTCTATTGACTTCATCAAGAACGTTTAAAGCGGTCACCACAGATACAGGTAAACTACTACCGCTAATTGAATTGACGGGGCTTTCGCCTACTACGCCAATCATTGTGTTGACTGCTTCAAGCTTCGATGTAAGTGCCATATATAAAAGGTAAGAATAAAGTTAAAGAATAAATTGATTGCGAGAGAGGAGCGAGGTCAAAACGAAAATTAAAACCCTCGCTCCCCTCAACACAACCAAACAAGAAGGACTATTTCTGTAATTCAATAGCACATTCTGGACGGAGTATTCCGTGACCCATAGCGTACTTTGCAATAAACAGAGTTCCTTGGCGCTCCATCTGATACTCGGACTCAGTCGCAAGATCAAGAAGCTTAACTGTTCCAACAGCCGATGGGTGAGCAACGATACCAAGCGAGTTGGTGAAGTTACCATTGTACCCTACGCCGCCTGAACCGAACACATCGTTAGAAGAAGCTCCGTCACCTGTAGAGGTGGAAGACAAATCAGTCGATGGAAGGTGAGTAGACTTATAGATGCTGATACCAGCAACCTGAGCAATAGAACCAGAAGCAAGTGATCCAGAACCACCAACGTCTTGATTAGACGCAGAAGTCGAGATAACGAGCGATCCGCTACCACCAGTGATAAGCTTGTAATACTCTTGAGGACGAAGAACACAGAATCTTCCATCGGAAGGAACGTCGTTCTCATCGAGCTTTTGAGCGGCGGTAAACAACGCGGCAACAAGTTCTGCTCCTGTTGGATCAGTATTGTCGGAGTCGTCAGACCCGTCAGCGGGTGTTCCCATCGCGTTAGCAGATACGTCAAGTACTCCACCAAGCTTTCCACCTGTAACGTTAGCTGTAGCTTCACGAGCGGCGGCGATAAACACTTTAGCAATCGCTTCATCGAAACGTTTAGCAAGCGCTTTACCAAGCTCAGAAGCATAGACGGAACGTATATCGTAATGATTTTTTACATCGTCGATAGAACTGAGGAATGTCGAAGAAAGAAGTACGTCGTCAATAGTGATGACTTTCTCGTTCTTCTTGATGTCGCTCAAGTAAGAGTTACCGCTGTCAGCAATGTTCTGTCCAGGAGTATAGTAACTAGCGGAAGCAATACCTGTAACAGGAAATTGAGCGCTCTTACCATTCTCGATAGTACGGATAGTATGCAAAGGTTTGAAGATGTTATTTTCTTCAAAGGTCGTTAATATTTCGCCAGCAAACTTCTTCAGAAAAAGAGCATCAGTTGCTCCCGCTGAATTAATCTGACCGACGCGTGAGGGAGATGTATCTCCATTAGCCATAATTAAGTTCTCCTATTTATAGAGTTAATATTAGTGTTAGTATTATTAGTCGTTGCTAGTCGGTCAGTTGTCCCGCGCACGGGGCTGTCTTTTGCTTCGTCTAAAAAAGTGTTATCTTCGTCCTCCAGGTGTGAAGTAAAACCCCACAATCATTGGCAAGACTACGGTTGCTTGAAAGAGCGCGATATGTCCTGTTGTAACAACCAAAGGGGCTTGGCTTGCTTGAAGACTGATGAGTCCGAATAAAAGTTCGTTCCGTCCTTCTCCCGTGATGTTAGTGACGGAGACAAGTGGGACGGTTGGATAAACGGCTGTGATGCATGTGACGAACGAGAGCGTTGACATCCCGATAAGAGCAAGCATACGACGAGTACCACGGACAAAACCGCCAGCGTCCCCGCTATTGATAGATTCTTGAAACTTAACTGCTTGTTCATTATTACGTGCCTCCCTTGCCATTTCGAGTTCAAACCGATGTTGACGACCGTCTACCAACGCGCCAAACACGCCCTTTAACACGCTTCCCATCGCGGCACTTCCACCGCCTGTTAGAAAGAGTGTTAAGAGTTCAAACATATCAGATATTGGATACCGCCAATCGACGGTCTACCTCGGCGTGATACGCCTTATCGCCGCTTTTATATCGTGGGTCTTGCATTGCTCGACTCACTTCTTGCATAGATTGATACGGCATTGTCGATGTACCTGTCGTATTGCCCGTGACAAGCTTTGGTCCTTGACCACCTGTCTCGTTCTTATAACGCGCGTACAAACCGCTTACAGCGAGCTTGGCGTGTTCAACAGTTCCATTGTTTACAACGTCGTTAAAAGTGTTCATTTCTTCGTCCGACAGCACTTCGCCAGCCCATTCCGACATAGTATCGTATTCACCATTTGCCGCGCTTTTAATCGCAACTGATTCGCTGTCTTGTAGAGCCGCTTGACCACGCGCAAAGCTATCGACCAACTCGCGGTTAAGACCGACTTTAGCAAGCGCTTCATACGTTTCATCTGTAAGTTTACCGTCATTCTCAAAAAATTCCTTCGATGCGTCTGTGATTAAAGTTTGTGCTTCGTTTGATTCCGTCGATGGTTCAGTCTCATTTGTTACTTCTTCTTCGACTTCTTGTTCTTCTGCGGGTCTGCCCATCTTGGATTCAAGTTCTCCATAGGCTTTGACGAGGTCTTCCGCTGATTTAAACTTCTCTGGTAACCATTCTGGGCGTTCTTGCTCGACTTGAGGTTCTTCAACCGTCTCTGTTTGCTGTTGATCGGGTTCAATCTCGTTAGGTGCTTTTTCGTTTATTTCGACTTTTTGGTAATCTGCCATGATGTTTCACTTTTGGTTGTTGTTATTGTTCAATTTATGTAATCGTCGTGAAAAAAGACTTCCCTTAACATCTTCTTTGCTTCAGCTTCGCTGATTCCTTCGTCGTCTGGATTGGAACCTGTTACTTTCATGTAATCGGATTTCCATCGCGTAGGGTGTTTTTTACTTTTTAAATCTTTACCTCCGACTCCTAAACTTCCCCAATGATGTCGCGTTTGTTTAGTTTCTGGTTCGTAAGTAGATTCTGGTTTTATTCCAGCTTTCCAAGCTCCTCTATAATCGTACCCTTGACTGTTGGGACTAGGTTCAAAACCGAAGTCTTTTTTAAACTCATTCCGCCATGCTTTAACCTTACTGTTTGTTCTCCACCAATCCTTAAAAGCGTCTTCTTCTTTCGGTATTAACTTCGTAGCCATAATATTTTAAACTTGTACTTCGGGATTTTGTTGTTGTTGTGCAATAGCGTTTATAGTCGGCGCTACAGCGGGCGCTCCAAGCTTCATCATCATTTCTTGTTGTTGAGCCTGTTGCATTTGTTGTTGAATTTCTTCTTCCGACTTAATCAAACCTTCGGTCTCAATTCCCAACGCGGTAGCACGTCGTTTAAAGTAATCGCTTACATTGACGTATTGCATGACGGAGTCAGGACCAACGACTTGTGACGCTCCAGCAAGGAACATATCAAGACGATTAAGATCATTACCACGTCCAAGCGCTTCAACACCTGTTACTATGGTAGGTTTAACGATGTCCTTCGGAAGTTTAGGAAGGCGATCCTTCTTACCCATCCTGTCCATAAGACGCGATACAAGCGGAAGTTGGAACTCCTGTGAAAGGATTGAATAGAGACCGCCCAATGCTGATTCTAGTTCTTGGCTTAACATACGTATTTCTTCAGCTGTAACTCGTTCAGCATCACGCACCACGGAACTATTCAAAAGGAAAGCGTGAGATAAACGGTCTTGTATTTTAGCACTTACCGATTCAGCTACACGAAAATCATTAAACTTATTAAGTTGTAAAACGGATACATCACCGTCACTGCCTTGTACAATCGCACCGTTAGGCGCTTCAGCTAACGTACGCGCGCGCGTAGTACCGTTAGGATTAATCATAAACAACACTTTAGCGGCGGCGGCACTACCTTCTACAATTGCTTTAGTCAGCGCTTCAAGTGATTTAAGGTCGCCTATGTACTCTTCAACAAATCCACGTCCGTAGTCTTCGCCGTCAATACGTGTATAGCGTAAAGGTATCCAAGGTGACTTGTCGATAGAATACGATCCTTTCGACTCTTCGATGACAATTCCTTTGACGTCCTGTTGAACGATGAACTTGTCACCTTCACGAACAATACTCGTGTATAAGTCGCAGTTGTTATCTTTTGATTCCTTGTAAACTTCTTGGCGTACTTCTTCGGGAAGCATGAACGGTGCAACAGTTTCCTTCACGGCTATATGCGTGACATTGCCCATTGCATCGCGTTTAACGACGTATCTGTCTGGACGGAACACACGCATACCACCTTCGTCAGGCATGTATAAAAGCGTGTTACCACTAACCAATAAATTCTTTAGTGCTTCAAACACACCGACTCGAAACGCTTCGACTTCGACCTCTTGACTTACTGCTCGTTCAACATCGCTTAAAGCTTTTTCAAGATCGGTGCGTAACTGTTCGCCTTGCTCCTCGCCCATTTCTGCCTTTGCTTTTTCAAGCTCGTA